ATATAAATAAGCAACATCTAACTGATATGTTAAAATTTAATGCCTTATATAGTAGGAAAAAAAATTAATGAGTTGGATACAATATAAGATAAGGATAACTCAAAGGGATAAATATGGTGGTAAATAAGTTATTAAAAGAAATAGAAAATAATAATGTTAGTGCATTTTATAACAGTTGGACATGGAGAAAGAAATCAAAAGAAATATTAAAACGAGATAATTATGAATGTCAGATATGTAAAAGCAAAGGTAGATTTCATAAAGCAGAATGTGTTCATCATAAAAAACATATTAAAGAATATCCTTATCTAGCTTTAACAAATGATAATCTTATTTCTCTATGTAATAGCTGTCATAATAAAGAACATCCTGAGAAGTTGATTAGAAGAGTTAAAAAGAAATATATTACTGAAGAAAAGTGGTAAAAGAAGTACCCCCGGGTTAAAAAAACGCAATTTCTCTGGGAGTATTTACACCGAGGGGAAATCCTTTCAATTTATATTTTCTATTTTTCCGTATGATGTGTGGGGGGTGGGGTGGTGTAGTATATGATTAGAAAAAAACATATAAAAGAAAGTTTGCTATTACAATTAAAAAGCAATGGAATTACTGAAGCTCATTATATTGATTTGATTAATGATTATGTTGCAATGTGGGAAATAAAAAATAAATTAATTGAAGATATTAAGAAAAAAGGTGTATCAGTTCGTTATCAAAATGGCGAGAATCAATTTGGATATAAAAAAAATGATTCTATTTCGGAGTTAAATCGTACCAATAGGCAAATGTTAATTATTTTAAATGAACTAGGACTTAAAGCAGCTAATATTAAAAATGATGATGATCCTGATGAAGAAATGTAAATTTCATCCATATATTGATTCGTATATAAATAAAATTGAAACTGGTGAAGTAGTATCATCTAAAGAAATTAAATTAGCAATGAAATATGTTGTAGTGAAATTAGAAAATCCAGAGGTAATAATAAAATCAAAAATGATTGATAAAGCTGTTGAACTAACAGAAAAATATTTTGGAATTAAATTATTAGACTGGGAACTTTTCCTTTTTGCAATAGTACATTGTTATTATGAATCAACTGATATGGTAGTATTTGATGAATTTTTTATTATGATGGGAAGAGGTAATGGTAAAAATGGGTTTATATCACCTTTAGCATGGTATTTTACAACACATTATCATGGGATTAAAGGTTATAACGTAGATATAATTGCAAACAATGAAGACCAGGCAAAGACATCATTTAATGATATTCATGAAGTATTAGAAGAAGCATGGGATAAATTAAAGAAATTTTATACTAAAACAAAAGTTTTAATAATTAATAAAAAAACAAAATCATATATTAAATTTAATACTTCGAATGCTAAAACAAAGGATGGTAAAAGGTCCGCTTGTTTAGTATTTGATGAAATTCATGAATATGAAAATTATGACACTATAAAAGTATTTACAAGTGGTTTTGGAAAAAGAAAACATTCCAGAACTTTTTATATTACAACAAATGGATATGTTAGGGGCGGTGTGTTAGATGATCAATTAAATCTAGCAAAAGATATTCTTAATGGAACTATTACAGATTTAGGATTATTACCTTTGATTTATAAAATTGATGAAAAAGAGGAATATAAAAATCCTGATTTATGGCCAAAAGCAAATCCATCATTACCATATTTTCCAACATTAAAAAAAGAGATGGAAAAAGAATTTATAAAGATGAAATATCAACCGCATAAAGCGCAAGATTTTTTAACTAAGCGAATGAATTTTCCAGCGCAAGATAATTTTGTAGTTGTAGCACCATGGGAAAAAATCTTGGCCACAAATCAAGAAATACCTTTTGAAGAAATAAAAGGTATGAATTGTATTGGATCAATTGATTATGCGAGAACAACAGATTTTGCTAGTGTAGGACTATTATTTAAATTAAAAAATAAAAGAATATTTATAGAGCATAGCTTTGTATGTCATACCGCTTTAGAAATTGAAAGTCGTCAAATTAAATTTCCAGTAAAAGAAATGGAAAAAAGAGGATTAATTACAATTATTAAGAGAGATGCAATAAGTGCAGAAAATATTGCAATGTGGTTTTTAGATATGGCTAGAACTTATAATATTCAAGGTATTGTATGTGATTCATATAGAGCTAGTTTATTAGAATCAAAATTTACTGAATTAGGATTGCCATTAAAACAGATACGAAGCGGACCAATAACTCATGCTAAAGTTGCACCATTGATTGAAAATATATTTTCTGAAGAAACATTAATATTAGGAAATAATCCAACAATGCGCTGGTATATTAATAATACCTGTGTTGAAATTGATAAAAAAGGAAATACAACATATTTAAAAATCGAACCCCAGCTGCGAAAAACAGATGGGTTTTTTAGTTTAATACATGCATTAACTCAAGATATCAGATAATATTATTGAGTATGATGTTCATGTTTATTAATGGAAGGAGGTGAGTATGGATTTAATTAAGTGGTTTAGTGGTTTATTTTCAAAAGATGGAACACTAGAGTTGGATGTAGGCGTAGGGGAATTAGTTAGTGAAATATATTATAAGGAATTAGCAATTCAAGCATGTGTAAATTTAATATCAAATGCAGTTGCTAGAAGTGAATTTTTAACGTATGAAAAAGGAAAAGAAATAAAAGGCGAAAATTATTATCTTTTTAATGTAGAACCAAATGAAAATAAGTCGGCCAGCAAATTTTGGAGAGATGTTATTAATAAACTTGTATATGAGAATGAATGCTTGATTATTCAGAATAACGGAAAGTTTTATGTTGCTGATAGTTATGATGTCCAAAAGTATGCATTTAAAGAATACGTTTATAAAAAAATAGTCATAGATGATTATGAATTAACTGGAACGTATTTTGAATCTAATGTTTTTCATTTTGAATTGCATAATGAAAAAATTAGAAAGGTTATTGATGGAATATATACTTCTTATTCAAAGTTAATAGCAGCAAGCCAAGCGCATTATAAAAAGAATAATGCTAGAAGAGGTGCGTTAGAGATTCCAACAAGTTATCCTCAAACTAAAGAGGCGCAAGAAAAGATGGAGAATCTTCTAAATGATAAGTTTAAAAGGTTTTTCGAAGCAGAAGGTGGTGCAGTTTTACCGTTAACAAGTGGAGTGAAATATAAAGAACTATCTAGTAATATTGGTGGAAAAGGTGGAAATCAAGGGCGAGATGTAAGATTATTTGTTGATGATATATTTGATTTTGTAGCTATAGCTTTTCAGGTTCCACCACAATTAATTAAAGGTAGTGTAGCAGATACAGATAAAGCGGTTAATAATTTATTAACATTTTGTATCAATCCTTTAACTGAATTATTAGCTGATGAGATTAATAGAAAATTATATAAAAAGGAAGCATATCTTAAAAGAACGTATCTAAAAATTGATACAACTAGAATTAAAAATGTGAATATTAAAGATGTTGCAGGTTCGTTAGACATCCTATTAAGAATAGGATCATATTCAATAGATGATTGTTTAAATATTCTTGGAATGGAACCATTAGAAACTGAATGGAGTAAAACAAGATGGATGACTAAGAATTATGAAAGAATTACAAATGATGGAGAGGAGGTGAAATAGTGCCTAAAATAAATATGCCAAAGATTGAAAATAAGTTATTAGTAAAAAATGAATCGAATAAAGAAAAAGCAGAAATGTATTTGTATGGAGTTATTAGAAAAAAATCATTTTGGGATAATGAAGATTCAGAATTTATTTCGGCTAATAAAGTAAAAGGTATGTTGGATGAATTGAATAATAAGGATGTTAATATTCATATTAATTCGAATGGTGGAGATGTATTTGAAAGTATTTCAATTTGTAACATGCTAAAGAAATATGAAGGCGAAGTAAATATTATAGTTGATGCAATGGCTGCTAGTGGAGCAAGTATTATTCTTACTGGTGCAGATAAAATATTTATGTATGCAAATTCAATGCAAATGATTCATAAAGCATGGACTATTTGTTCGGGAAATGCTGATCAATTAATGAAACAAGCAAAAGATATGGAAAAGATTGATGAATCTGTTAAAGCAAGTTATATGAATAATTTTGTAGGAGAAAAAGAAGAATTAGAAAGACTTATTTCAGATGAAACTTTTTTAACTGCTGAAGAATGTTTAACATTTGGATTTTGTGATGTCATTTTGGATGATGATGAAGAAGATGATGAAAGTGATGATTTAAAAGAAAATTTATTGAACAAGTACAAAAATGTTAGTGCAAGTGCGAATAATAAAAATGATGACGATGTTGTTAGTTTATTTAAAAAATTTAGGGGGTAACAAAATGCCGAAAGCAATGAAGAATAAAGATTTTAAAAATAAAACAGAGGTTGAATTATTAGAAAAAATAAAAGATGCAATTGAAAGTGGTGATAGTGAAGCTTTTGCAAAGGTACAAATTGAAATGGCCAACAATATTCAAAATGAAGTTTTGAGAGAGGCAAAAGAGGCAATTAATGAGGATATTAGTAATAACGCTGTTATGGTTAAGCGTGGACTTAATCCATTAACTGCTGAAGAAAAAACTTATTATAACGAAGTTATCGGTGCTGCAGGATTTGAAGGTACTGAAGAATTAATGCCATCTACAGTTTTCGATAGAGTGTTTGAAGAATTAAAACAGAATCATGAATTGTTGAATGAAATTAATTTTGTTAATACAACTGGTGTAACAGAATGGATTACTAGAAATGATGAAATTGCTGGAGCTTGGTGGGGAAAACTTAGTGCTACAATTACTAAAAAATTAGAGATGTCATTTAAAAAAGAGAAAACAGGATTATATAAGTTAAGTGCATATATTCCAGTGTGTAAAGCAATGTTAAAATTAGGACCTCAATGGTTAGATAAATTTGTTAGAGCAATTTTATTTGAATCAATGGCGATTGCATTAGAGTTAGCAATTGTAGCTGGTACTGGTAAAGAACAACCAATCGGAATGATAAAAGATTTAGCTGGTGCAGTAGTAGAAGGCGTTTATCCAGATAAAGATGCAGTAGCATTAGCTGATTTACAACCTGCAACATTAGGTACAAAGATTATGGCACCGTTAACAAAAGGTGGAAAGAGAGCGGTTCCAAAAGTATTATTAGTGGTTAATCCACTTGATTACTGGGAAAAAGTTTATCCTGAAACTACTTTTTTAACTGCTGATAAGACTTATGTTTATGGAGTATTGCCAATTCCTGCTAAAATAATTCAATCAATAGCAGTGGCAAGAGGAACTATGATTGCTGGCATGGCAAAAGATTATTTTATGGGTGTTGGAAGTATTCAAAAAATAGAGTTTTCAGATCATTATAAGTTTTTAGAGGATGAAAGAACGTATATTGCGAAACAATATGCAAATGGAAAGCCAATAGATAATGATTCGTTTATAGTATTTGATATTTCAAGTATCAATGTGCCAGAAGCCTAGGAGGTAGAGTATGAATGTATTAGTAGCTAAAGATTATAAAGATAAAAAAACAAAGGCCCTTATAAAAAAAGGGTCTTCAATTGAGCTTAGTGAAAAAAGATTTAAAGAAATTAATTCAGCTGGACATGGAATATTGGTTGAAGAAATTGAAAATGAGAAAAAAGAAAAACCTGATGAAAAAGAAAAAGCTGATGATAAGAAAAAGTAGGTGATTAAATGTTACCAGGTGTTAAAAGTTATTTAAGAATATCTTGGGATACTGATGATGAACTTTTAACAGGTATGATAGAGCGTGGGAAAAACCATTTAAATAGTTTAACGGGAGTAACTCTTGTTTTTACTGAAGACGGTGAAGCTAAAAGTTTATTGTTTGATTATTGTAGATATGGTTATAATAGCGCTCTTGAATATTTTGATTTGAATTTCAGTTCTCAAATATTGAGATTACAAATGGAAGCGGCGATAAATGATGCGAACGAAGAATAGTGTTATGCGTGATGTTGAACGATCATATAATAAATTAATTACTTTTCAAAAGCAAGAAGTAACTAAAGATGAAAATGGTATTCAAAAAATATCTGATTGGATTACTGAAATTATTGTTTACAGATATGAAAACAGGTTGCTAGAAATAAAAGCAATTGAGGTGAATGATGATTAAAATAGATGATTTTTCAGATTTAATTGAAAAAAATTTAGCTAAGTATGGTTCAAAAGTTGAAGGTATCATGAAAACAGAATCTTTGAAAACTGCAAGAGCGGCGGCTAAAGAATTAAGAAAAACTTCGCCATTGAAAACAGGTGAATATAAAAACAGCTGGAAAACAACAGAATTTCCAGCTGTTCTTGGTTCTAAATATGTTGTTCATAATAAAAAACATTTTCAATTAACTCACTTGCTTGAAAAGGGCCATGCATTACCTGGTGGTGGTAGGTCAAAAAAAATTGAACATATTAAACCTGCAGAAACGAATGCTAAAAATCGATTTGAAAAAAATGTTAGGAAGGAAATTGAAAATGTTACAATCTGATTTAAAAATAATATTAGAAAGTACAGGATTGCCGGTGGTTTATAATTCATGGGAAAAAGCTCCAAAGCTTCCATATATCGTTTTTATTCAAAGTGGATCCAGTAATATATTAGCGGATAATAAAGTTTTTTTTAAAGTTAAAAATTATGATATTGAGTTATATAGCAAATCAAAAGATTTAAGAAAAATTTATAGAAGTTATTTATTCTATTGAAGTATAAGGAAGGGTGAAAAAATATGAATAAAGTAAAATATGGACTTAAAAACACACATTATGCCGTAATAAGCGAAACTGGCGGCGTCATAACATTTGGTACTCCGGTTCCTTTAAAAGGAGCTATTGCACTTAATTTAAGCGCAATAGGAGATAAGTTAGAGATATATGCTGATGATGGATTGTAATAGCGTTACTCTTTGAGTTTAGTGGAGATGTACATAAAACTAGAAGAGTATTATATAATGTAACTTTATCAAGACCGAATATTGAAAGTGGAAGTAAAACAAAATCTATTGATGTGAAATATGATAAATTAAACATTACTGCTGCACCACATCCAACAAATGGAAATGTACAAGGAAAAGTTACTCCAACTCAAGCAACACAGTATGATACGTGGTTTGATTCTGTTTATGAATATGTACCGGTGGTGTAGAAAATGAAGAAAATTGTTAAAATTGGAGATAGGGAAGTTGAATTTAAAACATCAGGTGCTTTTGCTTTAAGATATAAAGCACAATTTCATAAAGATCCTATATCGGATATTTTTTCATTAATGGATTTGATGGAATTAGGTGAGATAGAAATTGGTGATGATAAAAAACCAACAAAAGAACAGCTTGAAATTTTAAGAAAATTTGATACGGAAGTTCTTTATAATTTAACCTGGGCTCTTGCTAAGAATGCAGATAAGAGTATACCAGGACCAATTGAATGGTTAGATGAATTTGAAGAGTTTCCAATATTTGATATTTTAATTGAAATTTCAGAGCTTCTTACTCTTAGCATGTCATCATCTATAAAAAGCAAAAAAAAAATAATTCATCCAGCGACAATGTAAAAATTGAAGATATTATGGTTGCTGCTACTTCAAGAGGATTAACTATATTAGATTTTGAAGAATTAGAACTTGGTCAAATAATTGATTATATTATAACCTATGATAATTCTCAAATTGAAGATGAAAAAGAAAGCGAAAAAGAAGCAGAGCAAAGCAATTTTGATTATTTTTAAAAAGAACACGCAAATTACGTAATTAAACATAGATAATATCAATGATTTGTTATACTTGCGTGTATATGCATCTGTTTATAGAGCAAAGAAAGTTTAATCGTTTTTAAAAATAGTAGTTTAAGAAATTGAATATTAAGAAAATATAATCACTCTTATGATATTATTAAGTGGGAGGTGTAATTTGAAAGCATTAACGGTTCGAGTTGACGATGATTTTCATAAGAAAATTAAAATTAAAACTGCAATTGAAGGAATAACGATCCAAAATTACATTATCAACTTAATAAAAGAAGATTTAAAAAAGGAAAAAAGTAAATAACGAAAAAGGAAGCCCACTTTACCGCAAAGAATTTTGGACTTCCTTAAAACCACACCTAAAGATGTGTTAAATATATCTTAACATATTCCTCGGGTGAATTAAAGGAGGAATTAAAATGAATGAGCTACAAAAATTTACTAATGAAGAATTTGGAGAAATAAGAAGTGTTTCAATTAATGATGGAATCTGGTTTGTTGGAAAAGATATTGCTAATATATTAGGATACTCAAAACCAAGGAATGCTATTGCTATTCATGTTGATTTTGATGACGCCCTAAAACAGGGCGTCATCGATAATATAGGAAGAGAACAACAAACTACACTTATTAATGAATCAGGATTATATTCATTAATATTATCTTCAAAGTTACCGAATGCTAAAAAGTTTAAACGTTGGGTAACAAGTGAAGTTCTTCCTTCAATTCGAAGAAATGGAATGTTTGCAACTGATGAATTACTTAATAATCCGGATTTAGCTATTAAAGCTTTTCAGAAAATAAAAGAAGAAAAAGCTAGAAGAATAGAACTTGAAAAAAGTATTGAGTTGGATAGACCATTTACTAGTTTTGGAAAAGCAATATCAAATTCTAATGATGGAATTTTAATTGGTGATTATGCGAAAATGCTTAATAATGATAATATTCTTGTTGGACAGAATAGACTTTTTAAATGGCTTAGAGATAACAATTATCTTATTAAAGCAGGTCGTAGGAAGAATGTTCCGGTACAGAGATACATTGAAATGAGTTTGTTTGAAGTTAAAGAAATTACTATTCATACTTCTGAAGGTAATAAAATAAGAACAACGACACTTCTCACTGGGAAAGGACAATTGTATTTTATTGATAAGTTAAAACCTTTCTTTGGGAAGGGTGTGAAAGCATGCTAGAGAGTAATATGACATTTAGTACTAATAGTGAACTTCCTATTAATGAGAGATTTCTTTTATCAGAAAATCCAAATTTTTATGAATATAATAATAAGATGTCAAAAAGTTATAATAAACTTGCAATTGAACTCAAAAAGAATAATATTGACATTTCATTGCTGATAAATGTAGTGGAATCTGTTCAAAATTTAGAAAGACTAGCTTATAATCAAATTCATACATTAGGATGTATTGATAACATAAAAATGATAAACAGCCTCGATTAAGGCTGTTTTTTATTACTGAAGAAAAGAGGTGAATTCATGTCAGCAAATATAAAAGGAATAACTCTTGAGATTGGTGGAAACACTACTAAACTTCAAAAAGCTTTGGGTGAAGTAAATAAAAATTCTAGAACATTACAAAAAGAATTAAAAAATGTAAATCGACTTCTTAAATTAGATCCTAAAAATACAGAGCTTGTTGCACAAAAGCAAAAGATACTTGCTGAAAGTGTTAATAATACTAAAAATAAATTAGATATGCTAAAAAAAGCTGAAAAACAAGTTCAAGAGAGATTTAAGGCTGGAAAAGCTACTGAGGAACAATATAGAGCAATTAGGCAAGAAGTTATTTCTACAGAAAACAAGTTAAAAGGACTTAATAGCCAACTTGTAAAAGTTAATAATACTGGAAGTAAAATAAGTCAAGTAGCAGAAGAACTTAGAGAAGTTGAAGAAAAATCTAGAGATTTAAATAAGGAATTGGTAGAAGTAAATAGAAGCCTTAAATTAGATCCAAAGAATATTGAATTAGTATCTCAAAAACAAAAAATATTATCTGAAGATGTTGAAACTACAAAAAAGGAATTATCATATCTTAAAAGTATGGAAAAAGAAGTTCGCAAAGAATTTGAAAAAGGTAATGTTGGCGAAGAACAATATAGAAAAATTAAAAGAGAAGTAATAGATACAGAAAATGAATTAAAAGATTTAGAAACGCAATTAAAAAAAGTTAATTCAAAATGGGATGATGCAAGTGTAAAAATGAAAAAGTTTGGAGATAAAACTTCAAATTTAGGACGGGATTTAGCTCCTGCATCGGCAGCAGCTGGTGCTGGTGGAATTGCTGCTTTAAAAATGGCAAGTGATTTTGAAGATTCAGTTGCAAAATTATCTACAGTTGCAGATACAACTAAAGTTCCATTGGATACGTTAAGAAAGCAGATATTAGAGTTATCAGATGACACTGGCGTTAGTGCAAATTTAATAGCTGAGGATGTTTATAATGCTATTTCAGCAGGACAAGATACAGCTGAAGCAGTAAATTTTGTAAGTAATTCAACTAAATTGTCGAAAGCTGGTTTTGCTGAGTCAAGTCAATCATTAGATCTTTTAACAACAGTAATGAATGCTTATGGTGATAAAGCATCTGATGTTAATGTTATATCTGATATGTTAATTCAAACTCAAAATAAAGGGAAAGTTACTGTAGGCGAATTATCAAGTTCAATGGGAAAACTTATTCCAACAGCAAATGCTGTTGACGTTGGGTTAGAACAATTGACTGCAGGATATGCATTATTAACATCGAATGGTATTGGAGCAGCTGAAGCAACAACATATATGAATAGTATGTTTAATGAGCTAGGAAAATCAGGTAGTAAGTCAGATAAAGTTTTAAAAGAATTAACTGGCAAAGGATTTAAAGATTTATCTAAAGAAGGAAAATCGGTAGCTGATATTTTAGAAATCATTGAAGAGAATGCACAAGAAAATAACAAGTCTTTAAGTGATATGTTTGGCAGTGCAGAAGCAGGGAAAGCAGCTCTAGTTTTAATGAAAGAAGGTTCAAAAGGTTTTAATGAGTCGGTTCTTGAAATGCAAAATTCTACTGGTGCTACAGGAGAAGCTTTTGAAAAATTGCAAACACCAGGAGAAGAACTTAAAAAAAGTTTAAATAAAATGAAAAATGCTTTTATGGAATTAGGTATTTCAGTTCTTCCGGTTTTAGAATCTCTTGCAGAAGTTATTTCAAATTTAGCAGATAAATTTGGAAATATGAATCAAGGAAGTAAAAAAATGATTATGGTAATCCTTGCTATAGTCGCTGGACTCGCACCACTTTTAATAATTATTGGGAAAGTAGCATCGGGAGTGGGTGCATTGACTGGATTAATAGGTCCACTTATAGCTGGATTTGGAGGAGCAACTACTGGAGCAAGTGGATTATCTGGAGCAATTGCATTAATAACAGGGCCTATTGGAGCAAGTGGATTATCTGGAGCAATTGCATTAATAACAGGGCCTATTGCTTTGGTTATTGCAGCAATAATTGCTTTCATTGCAATATTCGTAACATTATATAAAAATAATGAGGATTTTAAAAATAAAATAAATTTGCTTTGGGAAGAAATAAAGAAAATCTTTTCAAGTACATTAAAACTTATTCAGGATATTATTACTGGATTTATTGAACTTACAAGTTTTTTGTGGGATAAATATGTGGGATAAATATGGTGATAATATTGTAGCAATATTTACTTATATTTGGAACTTAATAGAATTGATTGTTGGAAATGGAGTTAAAATTGTTTCTGAAATTATCAATTTTTTTATTGCGGTATTTACAGGTGATTGGGAAGCAGCATGGGAAGCTTTTGTGAATATTTTTGAATTAGCGTGGGATACATTAACGGAATTGTTACCAATGCTAATAGATGGATTGATATCAATTTTTAAAGGTTCGTTTTCTTTCTTTGAAAATGTGGGCGAAGATATAATTGATTACTTAAAAACTGGTCTTGAAAATGCCTGGAGTGGTGTTAAAAGTTGTACCGTTTGATGGATATATTGCTGAGTTGCATAAAGGTGAAAGAGTGCTTACTGCAAGTGAAAATAGAGGATTGAAATGGTATGACAAAGGCGGAATATTTAAATCACCATCTATTATTGGTGTAGGTGAAAAAAGGCCAGAATTTGTGGGTGCATTAGATGATCTAAAAACAATTGTTAAAAATGCTATTGCAGAAACAGTGAGTAAAGTAGAGCATACTGGAACTATAAGGGTTGAAGGATATAAAAATAGTGGAGAATTCCAAGATATAGTAGAAATTGTAATGGAGCAGCTTAAAAATGAGGTGAGAACAATATGATAGTATTAGCGGATTTAGATGGAAACAATTTATGTGTATTATGTCATTGAGCCGAATCAAATTAAAAATAAGTTAATTGATGGAAGTATACACATTCAAACTATAGGCGAAGCTACTAAAAAAGTTAATGTATCTGTAATATGTAATACTGATCAAGTTTCTAAAATTAATTTAATGAATTCTATTGCATCAAATTTTAAAATAGTTGATGAAGTAAATGAATACATTTGTCGCATTGATAATAATCCGAATTGGGGAAAGGCTATTTCGCATTTTAAAGATAGAAATAAACGACTTTATGAAGCAAATTTAGATTTTGTTATCGAGGAAATAATATGAGAAAAATACCTGCAGATATATTGGGGAAAATAGAGAGTAAAAGGCAAGTCATTTCAGAAAACACACAACCAAGTATGAAAGTAAGTGTAGCGAGGGCCAAAATATCAGTATTAGATAGTTCTTATTGGACCGTTGAGGAAATACGTACAAAGCCTAATTTGGGTGCTATAAGTATTGCACCGAGAAGATTATCAGCGGTTAAAAAGAGTCCTGATAAATTATTTAGTATTCACATTGAAAATAACATTGGAATAGTTACAAGTAAAAATTGTGGAATGATATTTCAACATTGATAGAATTAGCAGCCGGCGTTTCAAAAGTATCCTCGATACGCGGTTGGAAAAATTTTACAACTGGAGCTGGAGACCAAGGAATTGTTGTTGCTTATATTAAAATAGACGGGGCCTTGTGTTATAGGAATTATGCTATGCAAGACAATAAAACTATTTTATGGGAAACCGAAAGAACCCTAAGCAGTAGCGGCGCAGCTAAAAATATTTCATTAGCTTTAACTTTAGACTATCGTTTAATTATAATAATAGAGAATACGATCGGCGAAATTTATTGGTTAGTAACTTATAGAAATTGGGCTGGTATGGCGATTGTACCGGATAATATAGTTACAGGTATTACGGATATAGTGGTCGACGTAACGCCACTTGTATATTTAGATGCTTATGGTAACGAAAATTTGCCGGCGGCTATTTCAGATATATCTATGAATGTGGCGGAACCGATTTATCCGGTTTTGGTATCAGTAGAAAATCTTGATTTAATCGAAACACAAATAATTTTAAAATTCAATTACCCAATTGATTATGATTTGGCAGCGGTGAAAACTGCTTTTGAGATCAAGGATTCATTAAATACAGTTTTCGCTATTACGAGCACGAACGCTGGATCAGACAATTCAGAGTTGATTTTGAATATAGTAAATTTTGCGGGATATTCTGGAAGTTTATTTATTGTTTATGACAGATCAGTTATTGAAATGAATTGTTTAAATCAAGGGAGTAAATTTATAATTGAAGCATTTAATTATGAATTCATTCCAGAAATTGCGCCACCAGCCGGATATGTATCAGAGAATATAACTTTTGAAATAGCAGATATTGATTTAAAAGTATTTGGGATTAGTTATATTAATTCGTATGATAATGAGAATATCGATGTATATATTGATATTAGTATTGTGGTTACAAAAGTTGTGGATATACCATTATAAGGAAGGTGATTATATGAAAATGGAACCAAAAATCAATATTCATAATAGGTTTGATGTTCAAGTTCATGACATCAACGGTAATTTAAAACAAGAAGCGGTTGGGTATAATAATGTGTTGGATCAAATGTATGATAGATTATGTGGCGGTTACCCTTATTTTATTGGTATTCATTTTGGCGAGGGTACGGGAACACTCAGTCCATCAAGAACAAGTTTGTTTTCTTGGCTTGGATATAAAGATGCTGTAACAGAAGAAACAATAAAAGCGATACCGGTTTCATCTTGGAAACGCAAAATCGTGCTAGCTGCGGAAGAATATGTAAATAAAACAATTACAGAGGTCGGGATTGCTTACGGATCTAATACACTTACTTTAGTTACGCATGCGATGTTGAAAGATGCAGAAGGTAATCAAATTAGCATAACGAAAAAAGACACTGATGTTATTAGTATTTATGCAACGGTATTTGTAACATTTGATAATACTACAATACCAGAATTAAATTATTTAAAAATGCCAAGTGGAAACTCGCTGGTGAATTACTTAATCGGCGGATCAGCTGCCCCAACGGGAACATTTGGCCTTTCGGCTAAACCGCAAGCATATTCGCGACTGGGTTCAACGGCAGCAGTAAGCTGGACGGCAGACACTATAAATAAAAAACGGATTGCAAATACAACTAGATTTGGAATTGATACAGCAAACGGAGATGCGCAAACGCTTGATTTTACAAATATTTTTGAATTAAAATTACCCGCAACAAATATTTTTAACGCGAGCGAATATTTTGATGTAGTTTTAGGAACAGGTGACGGAATAGAAGATACTTTTGAAATTCCTTCTAAAAATTTAGTAGATGGGACATTAATTATTAAAAAAGATGGATCCACTACAACAGCACTTACAACTACTAAAGAAAATATATTTACACCTAATGCAATATCATTAGGTGGAGCAAATAAGGCAGTTGATGTAGCAATAAGTGCAGACGGTAAAGTTGCAGCGTTTGCGTTCGATACTAGCGAGCCTTATGTTTTAGTTTATGATGTAATCGATAATAGGCTTGTTGCTAGGCCGAGTATCAGCGACGTCACTCATAAAGTTCAAACTGTTTCGCTTAGTGATGACGGGAATGTTTTGGCAGTAGCTGGATATACAACAAGTCCTTATGCACAAGTTTTCGATTGGAATGGAACAGCTTGGACAATTAGAGTGGCACCACCGGGTTTATCATATAATACTTATGCTGCTGCAATCAGTGGAGACGGAAACGTTTTAATATTCTGTATAGTAGGCTATTCACCTTACGCTAAAGTTTATGATTGGAATGGAACAGCTTGGACAATTAGGCCAGCATTACCTAATATTACCAATTATTGTATGGCAGTAGCAATTAATAGTAATGGTAATGTTATTGCAACTGGATCTAATGGTGATTCACCTTATGCACAAATTTGGGATTGGAATGGAACAGCTTGGACAATTAGAGTGGCACCACCAAGTATGCCTACACGTAATTATGGCGTAGATTTAAACGCTGATGGGAATGTTTTGGCAGTAGCTACATATACAACAAGTCCTTACGTTAAAGTTTGGGATTGGAATGGAATAGCTTGGACAGCTAGGCCAGCATTACCAGGTATTGGAACTTATGGTGTAGATGTTTCACTTAGTCCTAGTGGTAATATTTTGGCGGTTGCAATGAGTAACAGTTTGCCACACGCTAAAATTTGGGATTGGAACGGAACAGCTTGGACAGCTAGGCCAGACATCGCTGGCACTGTCCAATCTAATAAGGTAGCGATAGCTGATGGTAGTCGTTTGCTGTCAGCATATGGATCAAATGCTCCATATTTTCAAGATTTTACAAATGAATCTATATCTAAGACGACAGTTGTTTTTACTACGCCGCCAGCAGTAGGAGAAGAGCTCACGGCTGATTATAAAGTAAATGGAATCCACAAAACTACCAATCAAGTAATTGACGTGGGGTTTTCAATCCAATTTGGCGAGGGGGTATAATATGAGAATTTCATATTTACTAATTGATAAGCCAGTAATTGAACCGAAAGTCGATGATCTAAAAGAAATTAGGGATATGATTAGGAAACTTTCGTCACTATTGCCCGAAGAAGGTGAATAATGGAACTTATATTTGAAAACATTCAGAAAATAGGTACTGGAGATTTTCCGAATTTAATACAATTTCCAGATACCTCGGCGCAACTGTTTTATACAGAAACAGGCGAACTACAAGGTAAACCAATTTTGAAATTAAACGGAGACTATTCAGATCCAGGGTTTGAAGTGTCAAATAATGTTTTGCCGGATTCAGATATTTCAAACGTAGACTTAAAAGTATTAGATGGTTTCGGAATAATAGGAAGTTATAAAACTGGCAATACTCATAAGTTACTAATATATGAGTATATGAAAGACATAAGTGATTATTTGGAAAATGGATCCATTAGTTATTCAATTCAAAGTCCTATTAATTCAATGAGTTTAACTCTTCAAAATCCGATAAATAAGATAACAGGTCAGAATGTGATAGTTGAAGAAAAAGAATCATTAACTGATTTAAGTAAAAATAATTCTTTAATTTCACCAGGTTCAAAAATATCTTTTGAATTTATGATTGGAGATAGTGAAGAATTTTCTTTAGGAAATTTTTTGGTTGATAGAACAAATTTCACGCTTTTAAGTGAAACTATCTCTGTTACAGGTAGAAATTTAATTGGTAAAGTTTTGAAAGAACAGACTTTAGATGAAAATTATCTTATACCATATGGAAATTTAAAAACCAATTTGGAAAATATATTAGTGAATGCAAATTTAAGTAAAGATCAATTCATTATAGAAAATACAGCTGTAGCAAATAGATTTGATTTTGAACCTAACAAATCTGTATTTGATGCTATAATCGAAATGTTAAAATCAGCTATTGATTGGAAAATTGGAGAAAATTCAGAAGGTTTGATTGTTATTGGTTCTCCAAATTATGCTGGGTTTGAAAATAATTCTATTTATAGTTTTGAACGTGGGAAGGATTTATTTAGTAGAAAAATTGTAAAAGATGATTTGAATTCATATAGAAAGGTTTGTGTGCATGATTCAGATTTTAATTTAATGATATTTAAAGAAGTAGAAAGCTACACAGGCTGGAATTTAAATGCAAATAAAACTTTATACGTTGAAGTAGCTAAAGGAACTAGAGAATCTGATGCAATTTTATATGCTGAAAATTTAGCAAGAAAAGTAGATTCGGTAGGTAAAATAGAATCTTTTAATGGACCGTTTAGGCCACATATAATATGTCAAGATGGAGCAAATATTATTGATGATACAGATTCTTATGATTTAGGAATAATAACGGAAATAACTCATAATTTTGGCAAAACTGGTTTTTCAACTAAGTTTACTGTTGATTCAGGTGGAAGTTATGGAACGGATAAATTTACAACTTTAATAAATAGAATTGCTAAAAGTAAAAGTTCAGGCGTTATAAGTTATGAGTAGGAGGTTTAAATGGAGAAACAAGTTGAATTATTAGAAGAACGAGTTAAATGTTGTGAAGATAAACTAAATGAATTAGAAACAAAATCAGCTGTTTCTGATGAAAAATTTAATAA